TTTTCGAGTCTAGCTCGGTGAAGCCTGTTACTTCAAGAAGGTTTGGTACAGTAAACGCCGCTAACTGCCCGTTTGGTCTGAAAGGTGTTGTGCCATCTGGAGGTGTATAGTTTCTATCAACCGTGACAAAGGCAACATTATTGTCTTGACCCGTACTGCTAAATGAGATTATCGGGCTGATAGTCGATGGACCAAAACCCTTCAGTTCGTCTAAGTTCTCGCCCCACTCCAAGTATGTGTAAGTATCAGTTGTGTTTGTTAACTTACCATCATTGGCTTTAATCGCTGATGTGTTGAGTGTTATATCATCCGTAAAGAGTTCGGTTGATCTAACATACGTAAACGTAGCACTGTCAGCAAGAATAAGATCTAAACTTCTGTTTGAGTCTGCAAGAAGTGCACTGTTGGCAGTCAGTTGCCCTACAGGATGATTGAGTAACTGTGTGAAATATTTACCACCAATAACATCAATCTGTGTTGACTGCCCAGCCGAATCAGGACCTGTTGCGATGTAAAGTCTATCGCCGCCGTTACCGAATCCATCGAGTGCTGAATCGACCAGATACGAATACGCTAATTCACCTTGCTGTAATACAACAGGCTCGCCTTGTGTACCAGATCGGCGTATAAGAATGTTTGTGTGTGCTGAATCGCTAGGGTAAGTTTTACCGTCAACCTCAAAGATAGGGTCACGATTTGCTACAAAATTACCACTGTCTGAGTCATAGACAAGAGCCGCGCCATCAGTTTTGCCAGACGTATCAACACCAACAATGTTGTCGATATCAGCATATGGTCCGATTACAACAGTGCTAATCGGAGTACCAACGACTACTTTTTCTACTCGTGTTACATTTCCAACTTGAACTTTATATGTTGGTGATCCAACGAGTACCTTGTCTACACGTATGTCAGCCATTTAAATTCCCTTAGGTGACTTGAGGTGTGACAGTAATTAATCCTTCAAGAACTCGCTCAACAAGTGTGGTGCCATCTGAATCTTTTTTGATTTCTACATCGTATACGTACCGCTTCTTGTGCTTGAGGTCAGCGGTTTGTGTGTTCGTGAGTGACAGATTAACAATACCGTCCGTAGAAGGTGACTTAACGGCAGCCGAAAAAGCAATCTTAGAATCAGAGTCGGCATCATAACCAAGAGCCATGCGAGCCGCAGGTGAGTAACCTGTCAGATCTTTCTTTGTTCCGTCGGGATTGACCAGATAGATGTCAATGGTTACATCTGTACCTTGGTCAATTGTGAGATCTTCATAGTGCGCCATGTATGAATCGCCTTGCTACTTTGCTTGGCTTTATTTATACATTTCAGGCGCTAATATCTTCAATCACATCGTCTTGAATGTTCATTGACATCTGGTGTCTGTCAAAAGTGTATGCAATTGTCATTCGGATGCCTGAATGCCCGTTTCTTGCGGCATGATAGCACCACGTGCGTCGAGGCTGTGCATATGCACCAAAATATCCACCCTTGCATTGCCAACCAGGCTTATCTTGTATAGTAATCACTTTCTCTTTTGACATATCATAGTACTGGAACCAACCATCTCCAGTCTCAGAGTATGTGAATATGAGATTGTATGCGGGTGCATTTGCGTTGTTGTGCCACGAGATATATCCACCGGGCGGATAGACAGCGAACAAAGCGTTTTGCTTAAGACACAGATTGCGTTGAAGTGTGTTGTTGACTTTCTCGATCTGTTCAAGCACCTCTAGATCACGGTGTGCCTGATTCGGTTGAAATTTAAGGTTTGTTTTACCAAAAGAGTGTGATACAATGACTTCAGGAAAACCATCATGATCCTGATTCTTTGCCATAATCTCACGCATATACTCTTCACCAGTATAATAATCTGCGTCTTTATCATTATGATACTGATCGAAGCCTTTGATTGTTGCGTTATAGTTTTCTTCTTTATGAAACCATTCTGATTTCGATAGTAGATTTAACGCAAAATCATTCAGCGGTATATCTTTGAGCCCGGTTCTAATCGTAGTGTTCATGCTTCGCTTTCACGTTCGAGTAGTGTCGTACAACTACAGGTTCTTTGTTGTGAGGTTTTAAATAGCCATTGAAAAAGTTCCAACGAGCATCATCTTCAAAGATACCGACTTTTAGATCAGCATACTTCGGCTCTTTGTTCAACAACCACCACAATGAGAATTGATCCCATCTCTTGAACGATGCCGGATAGTTGTCTAGATCTTCGTTGCCGTTTTCATCAAGCGGCCACCAACGCCCAGCATATTGCTCTACGGTTAGATCAAACCAGTCTTGCATAAACTCTTTCACGATAGGCTTGCTTGAGTTATACAGACACACGCCACCACAAAGTTCAAAGCCGCCTGGTGATCCGTCAGGTTTTGTGGCTCCAGGAAAATACACTTCAGCATAACAGTAATGTCTCTCAGGTGGCAACCCTGTCCAGACTAAATCATTATCGCCTAGATGATCAAATACTGTAGCAATGTCTTCGTGTTCGACCTCGCAGTCCGCGTCGATATAGAAAGTCTGATCATAAGGTGTTCGAGCCATGCCAAGGCACTTGGCTCTCTTGTGATCATCAACAAACTCTACACGATCAGCACATCGTTCTTGCCCGTCAAGAAATCTTTCTTCGGTAAATAACGTGCAGTCAGCCTCAGGATAGAAGTCTTTGATTGATTCGATTAGATTGATTGCAGAGAGATAAAAGAATTTTTTACGTGATGCAACAACAACAAAACCTTTAGTCATTCTTAAACATTCCTAATTCTTCACCAATGATTAATGCAACAACAGCATTGACTTCAATTTCATTTGCGGCTCTTCGTATGCGAGAACGCAACTTCTTATTTTCTGTATTCTTGACCGATTCGATCTCCATGGCTCGCATCTTAATGTAGAATAAGTCGCCTAGTTTCTTCGACTCTTCTTCCATTTTTTTGCGAGTTTGAATATCTTTGTGTTCTCGCTCTTTTCTCTCTCGACGTTTCGCGGTGTATTCATCAATAACTTTAATTGTGATTGCATTTACTGCTTCGTCGTAGACAGGATTCGGGCTACCATCAGCCTGTAGTTTATCGAGAGAAAGAACGTCTTTTTTTCGGCGGCCATCTTCAAGATGTTTTATCCGAATGCACTTCAGTTTTGAGCGATCAGCCTCTTCCCAAAACGCATCTGGTAAAAATTCCACTTTTGTCATTGAGTATCCTCATTATGCAACTCTCACGTAAAGAGTATATATTTCAACTTCAACAGGCGGTGGCACAAGACTTCTATCACCACCATAAGTGTCAACCACATCATAAGTTGACACATAACCATCACCGTCATATGCGGCATATTCAGCCGGTCTGCCTTCAAGCGGGCTTAAGCCGCCATACTCTGCGTTAGGTCCTGGTACTGGTGCAGGTATAGTGCCGTATGCAGACTCATATCCAGGTGCGTCATACGGTCCTATGTATCCACTTTCATAATCAGTGCCATACTCAGAAGCGTAGTCGCTGCCGTAATTAGCGCCGCCATAATCACTTGTATATTCAGATGAGTATCTTGCGGTATAAATCGACTCATATTCGTTCTGATATGCAGACTCATAACACGTTTCGTAAAGCACGCCATATGCTTCACCGTCATAGGTGGCTGTGTAATCGCCTATGTATAGAGATTCGTATGTGCCTGCATAATCACCTTCATAATCTTGCACATAGTTTGGTGTATAATCTGATTCATACGAGGCTTCATAGTCAAATTCATAGACAGACTCATAAGCACTTTCGTAAGTCTCAAAATCATCTCGAATATAGCCGCCTTCATAGGATTCTGGATCTTCACTAACATAATCACCATCATATGTTTCAAGAACAGGTCCTTCGTAAGCAGAACCATATGCGCCTTCGTATTCTGTTTCGTAAAAACCAGTATATGTCTCGAAGTCAGTTCTCTCGTAGAAGCCTTGATATGTGCCTACGTAATCATCTGGCATATAACCGCCTTCATACGGCTCTGATATTTCTCTTTCATAAAGCGCGGCATATCTCTCGTAATCTGTACGAGTATAACCACCTTCATAAGTTTCAAAGTCTATACGAGTGTAATCGCCTACGTAGGTCTCGAAATCAATACGACCATATGTGCCCACATATGTTTCAAAATCGTCACGCTCGTATTGCCCGGTGTATTCACCTTCATAGACACCAGCATAGATTCCAGCGTAAGGCTCATCTATCTGACGGGTGTATTCGCCGACATATGTTTCGAAATCGATACGGCCATATTCGCCCGCATAAGTTTCATAGTCGATGCGTGTGTAGTTGCCGATATACTCTTCATCTTGTTGACCAACATAAGCACTTACGTATGGTTCATCATCAACTCTACCATACGCACCTTCGTAGGTTTCAAAATCTACACGAGTATACTGACCATCATATGTCTCGTCTTCTGATCCTGAGTAAGTACTGTCATAAGTCTCAAAGTCGATACGCCCATAGTTACCTACATAAGTTTCAAACTCGATTCGAGTATACTCGCCAATGTATGTTTCTTCTTGATCTCCAACATAAGTTGAATCATATGTTTCAAAGTCAGTTCTTTCATACTCGCCAACATAAGTCTCAAAGTCGGTACGACCATAAACGCCAGTATAGTTTTCGTAATCAACACGAGTATATTCACCATCATAAGTTTCATTCTGTTGTCCAACATAGTCTGATGCATATGGCTCTTCGATGGTACGTTCATAATTACCAACGTAAGTTTCAAAGTCTATACGAGAATATTCACCATCATAAGGCTCTTGCTGGTCACCCTCATAAACACTTTCGTAGGTCTCAAAGTCAATGCGAGTATATTCACCGACATAAGGTTCATCCTCTTCACGACCATACTCGCCTTGATAAGACTCTAACTGATCACCCACATACTGTGCCGTATAATCTTCTTCGATTGTACGTTCATAGTTACCAATATAAGGCTCTGTTATTTCTCTTTCGTATGCGCCTTGATACGTTTCAAAGTCTTCGCGAGTGTACTCGCCAACATACTCTTCATCCATCTGACCTGCATAAGACGATGTATATGTTTCGGGATCATCGCGAGTATAATCACCCACATAAGGTTCATCTTCGAGACGACCATATTCACCCGAATATGTTTCAAAGTCTGTTCTTGTGTACTCGCCAACATATTCTTCGTCTTGATTTCCCTCATAAGCCGATGTATATGTTTCAAAGTCTGTTCGAGTATAATCACCGATATATCCTTCAAAGTCATTTCGCTCATACTCGCCGGCATAAGTTTCAAAATCTATACGTGAATATGTGCCATCATATGTTTCGAGTTCTTCGCCCGAATAAGTTGAATCATATGGTTCATCTTCGATACGACCATACTCACCAGAATACGTTTCAAAGGCCGCTCTTTCGTAAATGCCTTGATACGTCTCAAAGTCGATTCGCGTATATTGCCCGACATATTGACCTTCATACGGTCCCACATAAGCGCCTTCGTATGGTTCGAAATCAACTCGGCTATAATCACCCTGATATGTTTCGAAATCAATTCGTGTGTAGTCACCAACATACGTTTCAAAGTCGGTTCTCTCATATTCACCTTGATAACCTTCAAAGTCAATGCTTGTATATTCACCCACATAAGTTTCGAAATCAGTTCGTTCGTAATCACCACCATAATCGCCGGTGTAATTGCTTGTGTAAACACCAGTGTAAGGCTCTTCAGCATCTTCTACGTATTGGCCAATGTAGTTGCCGGCATAACCGCCAATGTAGTTTCCATCATACGTCTCAAAGTCAATTCGCTCGTAACTGCCTTCGTAAGTTTTTTCAATTTGCCTTGCGTAAGAGCCCGTATAAATGCCCGCATATTCGCCTTGATAAGAGCCTTCATATGGTTCATCTTCGATACGACCATATTGCCCTTCGTAAGTTTCAAAGTCGATTCTCGTGTACGTGCCGATGTATGGACCTTCGTAAGGACCTTGATAAGGACCATCGTAAGTCTCGCCAATTGTTCGCTCATACTCACCAATATATTCTTCATCTTGTGAACGCTCATAAGAGCCGACATATGCGCCTTCATATATGCCTGCATATGTGCCTTCATAATTTTCTTCTATGACTCGTGTGTAGTCGCCAATATATGTTTCGAAATCACTTCGAGTGTAATCACCGATATATGTGCCAAGGTACTGCCCAGTATAAGGACCAGCATAAGGCTCTGGCTGTGTTCTCTCGTAACCGCCAGCATATGTTTCAAAGTCTGTGCGCTCATAACCACCAACGTAAGTGCCCAGATATGCGCCCAGATATTCACCTTCATATGGCTGTTCTACAATACCTGTATACTGCCCAATGTAAGGCTCTTGTGCAAGACCGGTATATTGCCCGACATACGGCTCTTCTTGTGTAGAGTCTTGTTGTCGAATATAACTTCCTACATAAGAACCTTCATAAGGCTCTTGTGTATTGCCTTCATATGGTTGTTCAACTTCACGAGCATACTGACCTGTGTATGTGCCTTCGTAAGTCTCATCATTTGTGCCGTCTTGTAATCGAGTATAGCCACCGGTATATGTGCCTTCATAGGTTTCTTGGTTCGTGCCGTCTTGGGTACGTTCATAAGCACCGGTGTAATTACCAATGTAGGTTTCAAGGTTCGTGCCATCTTGAGTACGCTCGTATTCACCGACATATGTGCCTTCATAGGTTTCTTGGTTCGTGCCCGGCTGAGTTCTTTCATAAGTGCCGATGTATTGCCCTTCATACGGCTCTTGGTTTGTGCCATCCTGTGTACGTTCATACGAACCGGTATAGCCGCCTTCATATGTCTCTTGGTTTGTACCATCTTGTAATCGAGTATAGCCACCAGTATATGATCCAACATAGGTTTCTTGGTTCGTGCCATCTTGAACACGTTCGTATGTACCGGTATACGTACCTTCATACGTTTCTTGGTTCGTGCCATCTTGAGTACGCTCATAGGTACCGGTATATGGGCCTTCATAGGTTTCTTGGTTCGTACCGTCTTGAGTACGCTCATAGGTACCGGTATACGTACCTTCATACGGCTCTTGGTTTGTGCCATCCTGTGTACGTTCATAGGTACCGGTATACGTACCTTGATATGTCTCATTAACCGGGGTGGCTTGGGTACGTTCGTAAGAGCCGACATATGCACCCGTATACGTTTCTTGGTTTGTACCGTCTTGTTGACGTTCATACGTTCCGGTGTATGTACCAAGATATGTCTCTTGGTTTGTACCATCTTGAACCCGTTGATAAGAACCAGTATAGGTGCCAAAATACAATTCGTTGATAGTTTCTTCTTGAGTCCGTTGATAAGAACCAGTGTAGGTGCCTTGATATGTCTCTTGAGCCGCGCTATCTTGAGTACGCTCATATGAACCGGTGTATGTTCCCTGATATGTTTCTTGGTTCGTGCCGTCTTGAGTACGTTCATACGAACCGGTATATGTGCCAGCATAAGATTGATCTATCGAACTATCTTGCTGTCGAGTGTAGGTGCCAAAATATGGACCTTCATAAGGACCTGAATACGGCGTTGATTGTGTTCTTTCGTAAAAACCAGTATATAAACCTTCGTAAGACGCCGGCTGTGCGGCCGCAACTGTTGATGAGGTACCTGATTGCGAGCGATACTGCCCTAATTGCTGGAAAGGAGCAGAGTATTCACCGTCGCCCCAACCGCAACGACCTGATAGTCGGAAAGTACCTGTACCAGTAATTGTATATGTAACATCACAATTAGCGGAACCAAAGGTCGTGGATGAAGGTACATTGGTGTTGCTAATACCTTGGTTTGTGCCACTGTATGGTGGAATACCCAAAGACGTGCTTGATGAAAATCCTGAACCAGTGACATTCGTGATTGAAACAGTGGTTGAACAAGTACCAATATTTCGAACACCAGTTCTTATATCATAAGGTCCATTAACACCGAAGTCCCAGTCAATATCAACATCGACGGTAACAGTATCACCGACATAAATCGTTGACGGGGCGTTCATGTTTGATGCTGAATTATTCGTGTTGTATATGGGATCAGGAAAATCCTGGAAACTTCCGGCGTCATTACCGAATCTCAAGTTATAGTTCTGAGATCCCGGTGCGTTATACGTTCCAAGATAGGACTGCCCTACTTGTCCAGTATAATTGCCAAAGTAAGTACCAACATAAGTACCAAGATATCCCTCTAGCGGTGCACCGGTATATTGCCCAGTATATTGCCCAACGTAAGCACCTTCATAATTTTGCTGTGGCTGCCCAGTATATTGTCCAGTATAACCTCCGGTATATGGTCCCGCGTAGTTTTGTTGCACTTGCCCAGTGTATTGACCAACATAACTACCGGTATAACCACCCACATAGTTTTGTTGTACGTTACCCGTGTACTGCCCTGTATAAAAACCGGTATAAACGCCCTCATAGTTTTCTTGTGCTTGCCCAGTATACTGTCCAGTATAACTGCCGACATAAGGACCTTCATACTGTTGCCCGATCTGCCCAGTGTATTGCCCAGTATAACCGCCGGTATAATTGCCCACAAAGGTTTGTTGTGGTTGCCCAGTATAAGCACCGACATATTGCCCAGTGTAAGAACCCACGTAGTTTTGCTGTGGCTGGCCAGTATACTGCCCAGTGTAACCGCCGGTATAAGAACCTGCATAATTTTGCTGTGGCTGCCCAGTATATTGCCCAGTGTATCCGCCGGTATATGAACCCACGTAGGTTTGTTGTGGTTGCCCAGTATATTGCCCAGTGTAAGAACCGGTGTAAGGACCCACGTAGTTTTGCTGTGGCTGGCCAGTATACTGTCCAGTGTAAGAACCGGTGTAAGGACCTTCATACGTTTGCCCTATAACACCTTCATATTGCCCAGTGTAAGAACCAGTGTAACTACCGGCATAGGTTTGTTGTGGTTGCCCAGTATATTGCCCAGTGTAAGAACCTGTATACGTGCCAAGGTAAGGTTCATTATCAACGCCCGTATATTGCCCTTCGTAAGTACCAGTGTATGCGCCAACATACGGCTCTGAATCATTACCTGTATATTGCCCAGTATAAGGACCAGTATAAGGACCTTCATAGCCCTCAGGATCGACGCCCGTATATTGCCCCGTGTAACTTCCGGTATAAGGACCAACGTATGGTTGTTGTGCCTGACCTTCATATTGTCCAGTATATTGCCCAGTATAAGGACCAGCATAAGGCTCATCAACCAGACCGCCATATTGCCCAGCATAAACACCAGTATATGTTCCTATGTAAGTACCGCCATATGCTTCTTGAGCGGCGCCTTCGTATTGCCCAGTGTATGAGCCAATGTAGGTTTGATCTTGCGCACGTTCGTAACCACCAGTATATGGTTCGTCAAGAGTGCGTTCGTAGTTACCCACATAAGTGCCGAGATAACCACCGCCATACTCGCCTTCATATGGCTGTTGAACAATACCTGTGTATCCGCCAGTATAAGGTTGTTCAACGTTACCAGTGTATTCTCCTGTGTATGTGCCTTCATACGTTTCTGGATATGCACCTTCATAAGGCTCAGTATCAACGCCTGTGTATGCACCTGTATATGGTTCTAAATCAACACCTTCGTATTGCCCGCCGTATATGCCTAGGTATGTACCCTCATATGATCCAATATATGGTTGTTCAATTTGCCCGGTATATTGCCCAGTGTAAGGCTCTGGATCTTGCCCAGTATAGCCGCCTGAATATTCACCGATATAGGTGCCGACATAAGTGCCAAGATATGTTTGGTTGATATTGCCTTCGTAGCCACCGACATATGGCTCATCATCCGCACCCGCGTATTCGCCTACGTAGATGCCTTGATATGTACCCACGTAACCGCCAAGATAATCTTCGTCTACAGGTCCTTCATAGAATCCTGTATAGTTTTCTAAGTCTTGCCCAGTATATGCACCTGTGTATGGCTCAATGACTAACTGTTCGTATGTGCCTTCATAAGTTTCATCAGTCTCACCAACGTATGTGCCCAGATATTCACCTGAATAATCTGATTCGTAATCGCCAACATACCCTTCTTGAACTTGTCCGGTATACTGACCTGCATATGGCTCAGAAATTGTTCTTTCATACCCGCCGATGTAATTCTCTAAATCTTGCCCAGTATATGCACCAGTGTATGGTTCTAGATCAATACCTTCATATTCGCCGGCATATGGTTCAACGTTTGTACCGGCATAATCACCAACATACGTTCCTAAATATTGCCCTTGATATACGCCAGTATATGGTTCATCAAGAACACCTTCGTAAGCGCCAGTATATGGCTCAACAGGTTGCCCAACATATTCACCAGTATATGGTTCAATAACACCACCGGCATAATCTCCGATATAAACAGAGGTGTAGAGCCCTTCATATGCGCCTTCATATGGCTGAATAACATCACCGGCATATTCACCAGCATATGGCTCAACTATTTGCCCAGTGTATGCACCCGTATACGGTTCTAGGTCAACGCCTTCGTATCCGCCAATATAATCAGATTCATATACACCTGAATATTGACCGGTATACGGCTCTGCGTTGATACCTTCATAATCACCAATATATGGTTCGATTACACCACCAGCATACTGCCCGATATAAGGTTCTTCATCGACACCAGTGTAAAGCCCTTGATAGTCAGATTCATAGATGCCTTCATATTGCCCAGTATACGGCTCTGCAATAATACCGATATATTCGCCCGTATACGGCTCAAGATCTTGACCCACATAACCGCCGGCGTATGGTTCTTCATCGATTCCTGTATATGAGCCGGTGTATAAAGATTCGTAAAGTCCCTCGTACCCACCTTCATATGTTTCAAGAATACCACCAGCGTACTGCCCGATATAAGGTTCAGCATTAACACCTTCATAAGGTCCAATATATTGAGAAGCATAGACGCCTGAGTATTCACCAATATAAGGCTCTACATTTGTACCGGCATATTCTCCGGCGTAAGGCTCTTCAAGGACTCCTGTATACGGACCAATGTAAACTGCTTCGTATTGCCCTTCATACTGCCCTTCATACGGCTCAGTGTTGATACCCGTATATTCACCAGTGTATGTTTCTTCAACACCACCTGTATATTCGCCAGCATATGGCTCTTGATTGATGCCGACATATTCACCAGCATATAATGATGTGTAAGCGCCTTCATAGAAGCCAGTATAAGGCTCTGGATCAATGCCTTCGTATTCGCCGGCATATGGCTCAAGGTCTTCGCCGCCATATTCGCCTGCGTACAAAGATGTATAAAGCCCTTCGTATTGTCCAGTATATGGTTCAGTGTTTACACCTTCATAGTCACCGACATATGGTTCGGTTATACCACCAGCATACTGCCCAAGATATTCTGATTCATATATGCCTTCATATTGTCCAGTGTAAGGCTCTAGCAGAACACCTTCATATTCACCGGTATAAGGCTCAACATTTACACCCGCATACTCGCCTGCATATGGCTCGCCAATGATTGCTTCGTATTGTCCAACATAACCTTCTGTCTGATCGCCTTCATAAGAACCAACGTAGTTCTCATCGAGTTGCCCAGTGTACACACCAATATATGGCTCTTCGTCGCCGCCTTCGTATGCGCCAATATATGGCTGAAGTAGTGTGCCTTCGTAACCACCAGTGTAAGGCTCGCCTGAAGTGCCGACATATTCGCCCGTATATTCTTCTTCGATCTGAGAAGTATATTCGCCAATATAAGTGCCAGTGTAATTGGTACCGTATCCGCCTTCATATGGCTCTTCTATTTGCCCAACATAATCGCCAATATATGGTTCAGTGACTTGTGTTGCATAATCGCCCGTATAATCAGACTCATAGAGACTTTCGTATGTGCCTTCATATGGCTCTACGTCTACACCTTCATAAGCACCTTCATACGGTTCACCAACAATGCCTTCATAACCACCTGTGTATTGTGATGCATATTCCGATGCATACTCCACTGTATAAAGTTCGCCTGAGTAAATACTTGCGTACGGTTGCCCTTCATAATCATCTGTGCCTTCATAGAAGCCAGAATAATCTGCGCCTTCATAGGCTGTCGTATAGAAACCTTGATCGATCTCGCCCTGATACGTGCCAATATAATCTTCACCATAGTCATCACAATACTCTGAATCATAAGCGGCAATATATTCAGAAGCATAGTCTGACTCATAATCAGATTCATAATCTGACTGATAACTACCTTCGTAATCAAAAATATAATTGCTTTCGTATTCGTCTGAATATGCTGATAGATATTCGCCTTCATACGTAGGTACATATTCCGAAACATATTCTGCGATGTAATTCGGTATGTAAGTTTCAACGTACTCTGCATCATATGAGGCTACTGATTCATATTCACCTGTCTCTTCGTATGATAATCTTGTATCGAGTGCAAAGCCTCTCTGTTCCCAAGTACCGGGATCTGTGGGCGCACCTTGTTCGCTTGATCGTAACTGATATGTGCCGACCTTGCTTTCCATAATGACACGCTTCGCACGTTCACCAAACGTGAACTCGATCTGTGTGTCATTCATTTCTTTCAGACCGGCAAAGTTACTACTTTCACGTAGAATAGCAAGTGGCTTATACATTGTAGGCTGAGGCGCATCTTTGCGTAGCCATATTGAGAAGGTCTGTTGTGATCCGTCTGATCGTGTATCAACAAAGATGTCTTCTAGCCAGACTTCCCAATCAGCACCTGGACTACCAGCAGATAACCTAAATGACCCAGGTCGTTCATTTTTAACCAGGTTACCAACGAGTCGAGTGACAAGAGCATCTAACTCTGACTCGTTCATTTCTTTCAGACCATTTCTTACACGATCAAAGTAAACAGGATTTCTCTTGTCGGGTCCTGTCTCTTGAATTGTTCCGGATTCTTGATAAAGTTCAGTTGTGAGTACAGACTCACAACCAAAAGCGTTTGCATCTTCAACACGCAAGTAGTATGTTGCACTACCAGATTCATCGATTGATTCTTGGTTATCTGGATCAGTCGATGTAGTGACTATCGATATTGATCCTGCACTGGTGTCTGTGAACGTAAGTGTATATGTCGCTTCATAGGCTCCTGAAAGCCCAGAACCAAAATCCTCCCATGTAACACGATTGCCTACAATCGATGTCGCGGCTGGTGAAGCGGATACTGTCACGTTGGCTGAAAGAGAGTTGGCTAAAATAATTTCTGCCTGTGCTTCTTCTAGTTCATCATGACTAATATCAAGTCTGACTTTGATGATAAGCGTATCATCTTCATAGACAAGAGGTGGTAAAGGAGGTCCTGCAAACACGAGTGCGTGTCTGTCAACACTACCCGTGACTGTTGCGACATATTGTCGAGTCTTTGTGACAGGAGGATCAGTAGGTAGATTTTCGTTATAGATGGTGTCTTCGTATTCACCAATCGTAACTGTTGTTGATGTTTGCCCGTCGGTTAGTGCAGATGATTCTGTCTTGCTAAACTGACTGAGAAACTTACCGGCACGGTAAGCCAGATAGTCTTCCTCAGAGACCAAAAATTCTTTGATCGCTCCAGTATTATTTGTATCATTCGCAAAGCGAAACGGTACAGAAGACATTAAACAGGCTCAACAGTAAAAATCGTTGTCCCTATTTATATGTTTTTGGTCAGTAGGGTTAGCATAGACTTGATCTCAGCCATATCACCTTCGAGGGTTGATAGCCGATCATCAACGTCTTGTCTTTCTGCTTTGAGTCTTTTGCGTTCTTCTTTGCGTTTGCGGTATGCTTCGATCTTTTCGTGGTTTACATTCAGTATAGCGCGGGTTTCGGGATCCCGGACTAAGTCCGGGTGCCCGACCACTTCTTCAAATTTTTTCATTATTTCGCCAAGTATTTATTTTCGAAGTTTCTGAGTGAAGGTCCTTGCCCTGATCCTTTCATCACGTACTTGGTCTGTACTTGAGTAAACGGCGGTAGATCACCGCCTCTGTTTCCAGGCAAGTATTGTGCACGAGTGAATTCACCACGTTGTGTCTCAGGCACAGGTGTTTCGGGTGCTCGATATACCCATGGTTGCTCAGAGAGAACTTGATCGCCTGCGCAGGTTCTATAGTAGAAGTCTACGGCACAACCTTGTGGTATATTCAAATCAGTCTTCACATCAAGCCCTGTTGCTGGCACTTCAAGCGTTACAGGTGCAGTAATGTGTCGAGACGCATTTGAACCACCGTTTGCACGAGTCTCAGGCACATAATTCAACGGAGTATTTTCAGCCGAATCGTTGATGCAGATACCTGCAAGCCCAAGTGATGCACGTTGTAAGTCAACGATTGGTGACACATAGTCGTTTGCGGTCTTCATATCAATTTTGATATAGACAGACTCGGTGTTACCTGGTGTTCCGCCACCCAGACCACTTGTGCCATCAGTAACATCTTCATTGTAGATAGCACGTGGCTTATCAAACTGAATGTTCACGTCTGGCGTTATCTTCTGGAACTTAGCATCGGCGATAGAACCAGTCTCACCATTTGGCAAGAAACGCTCTGAAGCGGCTTGAGATGAGTAAGCACCTGTGATAAACTTCGCTGAGTATTCAGCAGAAGTGAAGTTTGGTATTACAGTTTCAATGGTTGGGTTTGCAACATCGAATATGATGTTTCGTGTTGCAAGTACCTTGACACCACCACCGGTAATGTCTGAGTCTGACTGAACTCCGATATCAAACTGATAGCCAGTATGATCTTGTGCTGTAATCGTGTAAGTACCATTCACTTGCGCTGACGTTAGATTACTGATACCATCAGCACTGTCAATCTGTACAGTATCACCAACCTTGAAGCCGTGACATGGGTGTGCTACGGTTGCAGTCTGGTTTTGATCATTCAATTGAATCGGATTTGACTCAAGTGCTTTTGCAGGAGCAGGCAGTGACTTCAATACAAGTGAACCGCCACCTACATCAAATACAGCACGTTCGAGAGTGATTGCTAGATCTTGATCTTTCGACTCGAACCAGTACACACCATTCTGAGGCAAGAACAGTTTGCCTAACTGAGGCTGTGTGGAGATTGGTCGACTTGGCTCACCAAGTACCGCTTGCCCAGTCTTCGCACTAAAGATCTCGTACTCTGTTGATGCTGTCTGAACAACAATTGCATAATGAGTCCAAGGCTTGAGAAGAACTGGCTCATCAAATTCGAATGTTGTTGGTGCAGCCAGAAGCGTTGAGATTGTAGGCTCAAGACCAATCGCTACAACATCAGCAGGATTTTTGAATACGTGTGAGTCTGGTACAATGTCAGACATTGATGGTTTGCCGTCAACTACAGGTCGTATGTGAATCGAAATTGGTATGTTACCTGAATCTTTCTTACGGAAGTAAAGTTTGACTTTAGTGAGTGTAGCACCAAACTGATTGTCAACATAGAACGTCTGAGACAAAGGATTCTGTGGCAAGTTGAGCGGTAGAATCGTGTTACCCGCAAACTGCTTATTGTTTACGTTGATGTAATCAGACAGAACCGTAGACATCTCACCATCAGCATCAATCGTATTCAACGCCGCTGTATTGAGGAAGCCATCTTGTGGACCATATTGCCCTGATTTGTAAGGTCTGAACAGACCAACATCACCTGTGCCAACAGCATCAAGTGTCTTCTTCAGTTCTTGTGGTGAGAACGATGCTGGGAAACTACCTGCGTTCGGCAGTGGCCATACTTTGTTACCAAAACGAGTACTGAAGATGTTTGCATAGATGTGAGGCAGAGAGCCCATTACTGAGTAATATGCAAACGCTTTACTGTCTGCGGCTGCCCAGTTGTTCTCGCTGATATCGAGAAGTTTGAACTCACGAACACCTGCTCTGAATCGCAGATAGGTTTGCTTGATTCTTCTTCGCTTGCCACGTCTTGCGATGTAGTAGGCAGGCTTCAGATTAGGAATCCAGAATGAGCCGATCACTTCACCGTTTGCATCTGAAACCAGTTCTTCACCGGTCTGACCAGATGAGAATGGGTGCCCAGTCAGTGAGTTATACTGGAACTTGTTCGAGTTATCATCTGTACGATCAGCCCACTGTACAAACGTGGTCTCTGGCTTACACCATGCTGATACGTCTTTACCATCAAAGAACGGTGTAAACTTAGTGTTTGGTTTCAGACCTTGAGCCTTGAAGTAGATTCGACGTGAACGAATCCAAGGTATCAGTGCAAGGTCGATGTATCGACGGCCGATTCTCTTTCGTAGTGTGTCACGGGAAACCACGCGGCGTACATAGCCGCCTGCATTTCTGTTTCCGGGTACTGAAGCATATCGGTCACTTTGTGAAAGAGTCTTTCGAGTACGAACAGCACCGCGTTGCTCTTCACCATAGTCATTACTGTACCAAAGATCTTCATCTGCTCTTCCTTTCCAGTTCCAAGCCCAGTTGTTCCACAAGAATGCTTGCTTTGTATCAAGTCTTGATGTACCAACAACTGCTTTGATGGCTTCTTCTTTCGAATCTTTCCACTCATCTGAAGATGGTGATAACTTAATTGTACCTACGTTGTCAACACGACCGAATGGATTAATGTTAACAAAACCACTTGCTAAGTCTTGCTTTTTCCACTCGGTTGATGTATAATCGACGTAGACATTATCACCCTTCTTTGTAACGTTTGTGCTGATTGTGTTGTCAGTTTCCATCACAAGTCGAATGTTATCTTCGTCAACAAGGGGTCGAATCAGATTGTTTTCTGGGTCAATCGAAGCGGCATAATCTTCGTTCTCTGTCTCAGAACCAGTCTGATCTTGTACGTCATCGACCATGAAACCAGAAGCCTCTCGCTCTAGACCATCACTGTCAAGTGATGCTTCGAACAATGCTCGCAGTTCGTTGATGTTGAGTTCTGTATATGATTTTAGATCATCAACCTTTGTTTCGAGTTTTGCGATATCTGCCATCGTATAGTGCTTGTGTTCGATGGCTCGAATCTGTACGTCTTCTTCTGAGTGCGTGTTGGCATTCATGAGAATCTGATACAACTCAAGTGAGTTATCGGGCGTTGGCTTCAACTGTGGATCTTTTGACTGTTGACCCATCAACACCTGAATATCACCTTCTTGTGTTGCAATCAGTTTGTCAGCACGAGGCAGATAGTAATCAGCATCAGCAGAGATTGACGTACCGCTCTGTGGTAGATAGTTGATGTTTACAAACTCATCTGTTGCTTTTGTTGACCAGGCTTTGTCGGGTCTGAAGTCAAAGAAGTTACGCAGACTGACTGTAGTACCATCGTTGAGCGTATGATCGGGAACATCTTTGTATGGTATCGAAGCATATGAACCAGGACCGAAGAACTTACCTGCACCACGTGCAAAGTACTTCATTGTCACGTTGACGTTGCCAGGATCATCAGCACCATCTTTCAAGATGAGTTTCGAAATGTCGTAATAGTTGTCTCTTTGCCCATCGTCAAGAATGAAAGACTCGGTTACATCTACGCCGTTATCACGAGTTACAGAAACGATTTCTTGTACGTCTGGCTGCCCAAGAATAACCTCGCCATTTACAACGTCAATGGCACTGTCAACTTGAGTGAGTGTCTTTGTACGTACCGCTGTTGATACACCTGACTGATATAGCACATAGTACGTGATACGATAACTATTTGTGCTAGTACCAGGAATTGTACCGCCCGATGTTGTCACGCTTGATGTGTCGGGCGATGTAATGTCTGAACCGGCTGTGATATCTTGAATGAGCCAGTCACCTAAATTTGTGTATGTCTCACCAGTGCCAGGTGAAGGCAGTGTGATAGTGCCTGCAACGGCAGAGACATCGAGCGACTTCTGATATGTTACAGAAACATCTGAGATACTTTCACCACGTGGTCGTGATGTGGGCATCAATAGATCGTTGTCGAGTGTACCACGTAGAATTGATTCGTTGTCTGCGGCCACATCAACAAGAAGTATATCAGACGCCGCGGTACCAATTGAGCGTGTGGCTTTAATGCTCTTACCAGCAGTGAGTGAGATATCAAACAAGTAGACACGATAACCACCAGTACGTGGCTCGATTGCTCGAATACGTGCAGTTCCTAATAAGTTTGTACTAGGATCTGTTGTAGATGAACTTAAGTTAACTTCATCATAGTCTGATAGTTCTGGCAACCCTTTTGAGCCAGTTGTTTTGACATCAAAATAGTTACCAAAAATAACAGGCGTGACATCACTTAGCACTTGCTCAGTAGCCGTAGATCGTGGTACAATCAGTTCGATAGGCGACTGGTTCTCTACACGATAGCCGTTGACATATGCGAGACCGGCTGATACTGAAAGACTGAGATTGTCAGCATCTTCTGAATCAAAGTCAATCGTGAATGGGTTGACAATGTAGTTACCAGACTCTTCGTTGGTACGCTGTGCGATCATGTCATTAATTTTGTTATAGCCGTCTGATGATTCAACTTCTTCTACGACTTTACCGTTTTCTACGCGACCAACGAACACAAACGAATCAGATGATGTGAGATCTGCTTTATCAACCAGTGTCAGAGTGATTCGATATCGATCGGCACCAGGTGATGCGGTGTTTACGATACCAGCCGCATTGTCATAAAGAGCATTCGTATCGTTTACGTTAATAACTTCTTGAGTAATCTGAAAACCAACATCTGCATCAGCCGATGTGTCATCGTTATATGGCTTGAGAATGATGCTCTGTGCCTTTGCACGAACAAATCGACCGATAACAAAGAAGTCGCCTTCTGAAACATCTGCACGAACACCTCGGCCGCTTACTGAAGTTGCGGGAGATACAGCAGTTGCCTTTGTTGTAATAGAGTAACCACCACCCGTGATAGTGTCGTTGGCCTGAAACCGACTAGGAGCAGAAGCAGGCGTTTCGTCGCCACCATCAATATATTGAACATACAGTGTATCACAAACAAAACCGTCTGAGATAGATGTAGGCTGAACTTCGAGTACACGAGCCTTTCTGCCTGAGGTATCTGTGAATGTGGTACCAACAGGAATGTCAGCAAATGTGCCGCCCGTTGTAACATCACACTGAACAAACTCGTAATCTGCGTTGACGGATAATCCAGATCCGTTAACCACAGCACCTTCTTTGAAGATGTTCGAACCGAAACGAGACAACTCACGATAGATGAGTGTCTGCATTTGAGTCAGTTCTCTCGCTTGCAGTGATCGCCCTGTGTTGAACAATATCTGGTGATAATTATCGCTATCAGCGTAATCGTCGTTATATGTTCCCGACAGAGTTGTTGAAGTAAATGTACTTGCCATGTCTTATCCTAGTTCTATGATTACTCGAATGTCTTCGGTCTGATTATCTGAACGATCAATTCCTGATGTTGGTGTTCCTTCACCTTCAGCACCAATGTTATTTATGTACAAAACCTCGCCCGTATATGCATCAATAGGCGAATCACTTTCATCTGTGAATGCAAAGTTGCCCACTGTGTCGATGTTTACGGTAGCCGACACATCGGCATCAAAGGGTGTGAAGCCTGTTGTTTCATCTTGCCAATAATAAATTCTAGTTGCTGTGGTTGCGAACACTTTACCTTGCGATAAGTTATCGCCACTTGTCATCAACTTATCTTCGGCGCCTGTAATTGACGAACTGTGTATAAGCGACTTAAGAGAAATAGATGTGTTCGGTGCAGCCGTGCCGTCAGTTTTCTTGAGATTACGTATGATACCAATCTGATGAAAATCGTTTTCAGCAATCAACGTATCTGTCTCATCACCAACAAAATCAACCTGCAACATAAGTGCTGAAGCACCGAGTGTCTGTAAAGGTACAGCATTCAGTCCAGCAGGTGGTGAAAGAATTGGTCGAAGAACACCATCACCACTTGACAATGTTACTGAAGCATAGTCATAACCAGATCCGTGTAAAAATGTTCCGTCGAAATCGCCATCTGAATCAACTCGAACTCGAACAATTTTACCACCAGCAATGTCGCACGTGAACTGTGCACTATCACCATTTCCTACAATTGTGATGGTCGGCGCAACCTCATAGCCTGTGCCGCCACTATCGATTGCAAGCCCAATGATCTCGCCGGCTCTTGCACTGTCTTGATTACGTCTTTGTAATTCTTCTTCACTAATGGTAAGAGGTGTTGTTGATGTGATCTTTTTAACTGGTATCCAATTGGTCGTTAAGAAGTTTGATATTGCAATGTTGCTCAATGTATACAGATAACGCCAACGATAACCATCATCGGATATACCAGGCGATGGTACAAATGTGCGACCTGTGTTGCCGTTGACATCATAGTTGGCTGCCTTTGTTCTAGTCGGCTCTGCCGTAGACACCTTCACTGTTCCGTCGGCTTCTTTACCTTGCTCAACGCAAATAAAGATTTCGTTGTTACTATTCATTACATGATAGTTTGCGTCTACATTTGTGTCGTAGGCGGGATATGATGTGCCGCTTGACCAGTTTACACGAGGTATTACAAATGAATTGTTTGCAAGCGTCTTGACTGCCGACATACGGTGACGAAACTGTCTCTGAAAATAATCGTCACTAATGTTAGCCGGTAACTCAGAAAGTTCTTCGCCACGAGATAGTACAATATGATAATCGGCTGAATCAGATATCAAGTCAGCCTTGAATGTATCAAGAATAACTTCGTTGAATTGTTTTGTAACTGATGATGTCATAGATTTAATCCGTTATCGATTCTCTATTTATACCGTTGTGGTAATAACCGCTTCGACCGTTGAGGCGGTCTTATCGTATTCGATAAGATTACTTCGTACAGCCGTAATTGTTGACTCGTTTGAAGGCACCGCGGTGATTCGAATAAACGAGTTACCCGTAATCAGTGTGCCCGTGAAATTACTAAAGTTGATTGTGCCCAAGTTTTCGTCATAGTCACCGATACTGTCTTGCAAAGGAACACCCGTCGATACATCGATGAGTTCGATTGTTCTTGAGTTTAGTTTGTTTCTCAAGAAAGCAACTTTTCCACCTACGTTAAAGTTCTCGCTCTGAATGATATAGTCTTTGTCATCAGGAGCGGCAATTGTTGTAGGATACTCAATTGTGTAGTTTACTTTGCCAGTTGTAGGTACGAAACGATTCTGCATTTTCACACTTGCACGTGATGATAAAACTGAAGGATCTGAATTGTCTATGTCAGTCAGCATATTTGATCGTCTGAATGACTCATCAAATCCACCTAAGTTATCAGTGAAATATGATTCAATCGTGTTTGCAACCTTTGTCTCGATTGCTGTCTGACCTAAAGTGGTCAGATTAGGATTCCATTGAAACTTGGCATCAATCTCGATATACGTTGTTGATGGTGGTTCGAATCGAACCTCGAACGATGCAACCGCAAGATCTCGAACTAACTGATCAATCGCAGTTTCGGTTGTATCGATAACTTCTTGCTGTTCTGTGTTATAGATGATTGACAAGTAAACTCTACCATAGACGGCTGGTACATTATCTTCGCCGCCCCATGCTTTGATATCTTCAATGACATTTGAGAATTTACGTTGAACCAGTGAGGCGTAGTCTTGCGCAGTGACCATTCTGTTCTGTGCTGAATACAGATAAGGTGCATTCTTTCGAATCGATTCGAGAGACTCTTTGCCTGAGCCGGCTCTAGAGCCATCAATCGTTGTGATAACTGGTGTGAGTTTTGCACCAGTCTGATCAAGAATGTCATCAATCGCAGTAAACGTTCTTGCACCATTCGCGGCCGCACCAGCCACTTGATCGTAGATCACTTCGATCTTGTTGCCTGGTTGTGGGAACTTACCAAGACGTGCACCATTACCAAAGGTGAGTTCGTACTGCCCGTTCGGCGCTTCTTTCATTACAAAGATGCGAGAGTCTTTATTGAGCGTAGTTGCGTCATTGATATTTGTATATGCATCATAGGCTGAAGTAGCGGTGTCTGCATAGACTCGAACCTTCACGGTGTTCAAATCCATATTGTCTGTCGGTATCACATAGCCTTCATTTTCATTTACATTGCCTGCAATGAACGTTTTGACTTTCTCAACGCCTTCGAAGATTGCAAAGTTTTGGTTTTCACCTAACTGGAAATAATACTGGTTAGCACCATTGTTTCTTGCAATTAACTGTGTACGTGTTTTGAAAATATACGACTTGTTGTCTACTGTAGTCGAAAATTTGAATCCTACAGGTAACGTAATCGATGATGGTATAAGTGGATCAACAACATACATTCTTAATGTTGCACAAGAAGCGTTGTTGCCTCGAACCGTATAGCCTAAAGCGCCAGCAAGTGCTACAAGAGACGAACGCAACTGAGCGGTTGACAGAAACGATTCGTTTAACGCAAAGTTTGCTAACAGAGAGTTGTAGTGCGTGTTGTAGGCAAGCACGTCTAACAGAGAAGACAGCCCGCTTGCCTCAAAGTTATAATCAGAAAACTCGTTCGTTTCTTCGAGATATGTTTTCAGATTATTTTTAATCGTATCGAAATCTAATTCGCTCGATTTAATTGTGGTTGCCATTCTTTTTACTCCAAGTATACGCCTGCTTCGTCATCGAAGTTGAGGAAGATGCCACCTTCTGATTGTAAGAAGTTGCCGTTTTCTGCTAAGATAAAGTTACCTGTGAAGACAACTGGATCTGGTGCTTTCGCAAATTCTGGTTCACAATCGACATCTGGTCCTAATGTAATTTTGAGAATGTCAACGATGCCCGTGTTAACAACACGAAACTCGATATAGACATTCACACTGTTATAATCTGGTGATGCGGTGACTCGTAGTTCAATCACCTTTACCCTAGGCTCAAATCTCTGAATCGATGACTTGACACGAGAGAGAATCTCTTCACCCGCATCTTCATCGGCTAACTCAAAGAGCAAGCCTCTCAGATTACCACCAAACGCTGGTCTGTATGGCTTTTCAAAACGATTCGTCAGTAGCAGAGTCTTGAGAGCCTGCTTTACTGAAGCCACGTCTGTCTTTCGAAAGATGTCGCCGTCGGTAGACGTTCGTGCACCAAGCGTTAGATCTATATCTGAATAGATCCTTTGCTTTGTGACACGAGGGCTAATCGACAGATTGCCATCTTCGTTTTTGTTTCCAGCCATTGTGAACCTTTTTCTGTTTATTTATCCAAGAATTTCAAGTAATTCGTTGGTTGTTTGTAATTCACCGTTATACTTTGTTTCAAGATTACGAGCATATGATACCTCGTAACTCGAAGGCACCTCAGGCGTCTCGATTACAATCTGACACGTCAGATCACCATTCGGATCATATGTGTCATAGTCAAGCGTCAATTTGTCATAATCGATATAGTCTTTCCAATAGACAGCCAAATCAAAAGTTTTTCTTGGATCGGTCTTGCCATTCTTATCGATAAGTTGATATACTACAGCCTGCCCTTTTCTACGCAACTGCAATACACCCGAAGGGCGCTCACCAATATAGTTACCTGAATCATCGAACAGAGGATTCGGCTCGTAGACGCCTTCGCTTACCGTGAGTCGATGCTGGGTGTACTCTGAGTTGCCAATGATCGACTGTAATATGTTGGCGTGTAGTATCAGATTACGAGCAATCTGTTCGAAGTCTGGTGGTCCATCGAAACTATCATTGTACAGTTTGTCAAGCGTTGTTCGAGAGCCTCGTGCAC